CCATTTGGTTATCATTTTGACCGAATGGTTTATTAGTTTGAAATATACCTAAGGTATGTATGCTTTCTGTGGCTGTAGTGTAACTTGTATTTGTTAGCTGTGTTTCAACATAAGATTTTAGTATATGACTAATATTAAATACGCCTACATTTTCTTGGTTTTTGTGAATTTTAATCACAGCTATTTCTGTTCCGTTAACTTCTATTTTTAATACATACCTAAATTTAAAACCATTGTAAGTAGCTGGTACACTTTCCTTTAGCATATAAATCATTGGAGTGTTTACTGCGCTTAATAAGTTCGGTTTTTGTTCTATTGTAGTTGCCATTCTATTTGCTTAAATTTATGTTAAATTCTGGTTGCTCATCTATCACTATTGTGTTACTTATATCTTCAGCCATTGCTGTAGTTAAATCTTGTTTTAAATCATCTATCATATCTTCATAAGGTTTACTAATAAATCTAGTTCTTTCTAGTCCCCTTTGTTTTATACTTCTTGCAATTAAAAACGCTAAAGACTTATCTTTTATAAATCTTCCTTTTTTGTTTCTACCTCTTATTCCTTTCAATTTAACCCACGGTAGTATTGCCTTTAATGGTGGTTGCTTACTTCCAAATTTAAATGGACTTCCCTGTCCTCTTTTTTTTCCACTACCTTTAAAACCTCCAGCCCCTTGGACACCTTCATCAACAAATTGCCAATAATCTTCAGCGCTACCAAAGTTCATAACAAATTTAACGCCACTGTCTGTCTTTTCAATGTCATAACTCATTTCGTTATATAAAGTGCCTGTAGCTCGTTTATTTCGCTTATTTAGGTTAATCCTAGCCTTTTCTATCAACTTGCTACCAAAACTCGTTAAAACGCTTTCTATTGCTTTTGTTTCTAATTCCATTATGTTCCAGGATTATAGTCACTTGGCTCTATAGGTGCGTCACAAAGTGAATTATGATTATTTACTTGCATAGTGAAAGTAGCGTTCCACCCAGTTAGCATATTAGCAAACCTTACTGTAAAGGGTTCAGCGTTAATAGGCATATTTAAAACCACTTCACCATCTATAAAGCTAAATTTTTTACCACTATCACCACCAGAAGTCTGTACTGAACGGTTCTGTCTAAATTCACTTATTACATCTTGCATAATTTGTAACATCTCTGACCAAACTTCTTCACGGTTAGTTAAATCTTCTTTTACTAAATTCATAGTGAACACAGTAAAAGTATAAGTCATTACGCCCTTGTCTATATTTGTGTTTCCTGGTTCTACATACAATATTGGAAAATCAGCTTGGTCTAATTTGTTTATATCTACTTCATCTAACAAACCGCTATGAAAAGAATTAATCAAAAAGTGATTTGTTGCTATGGTGTTAAAATCGTCTATAATGTTTTTGTATGTTATCATTTATTGTAATTGTTTCTTTCTATGTTACTTTTATCTTGTTGGTAGCTTAAATATGTTAAAACCAATGATATTTCTGTTTGAGTTACTTTTTCTACATTCAGTATATTATCATTAGACAATCCAAAAATAACATTATACCAACCCCACTTACCTGCTAAAGTTTTACTTCCTTGTTCTTCTTCATCACCTCCAGAGAATAGCTGTTTAAATCTTCCAATAAGTTTTTCCCTAAACGAAAAAAAAAATCTATCGCTGATAGTGTTACGTCCATTGGTAAATCTTTAAATTTGTTAATTTCTAACTCATCAGGGTCATAAGGCTTTACGCTATAATACTGATTAACTTCTTTGTCTATTTCTCTATATAAAACACTCATCACCCTGTGTAAATTATCATTTATTTCTTTTCCATATTCTTCAATATCTACAAACTCACCAGTCGTTATCTTGCTAAGGTTAGGAATAAAGCCATATTTTTTACCTTTAAATTCTATTCTTTTTTTAAGCTTAGCTGCATTCTTGCTATTCACAAAATTATTTATCTTTTCTACTAACAGCTTTTTATCTTTTAATTTAACTTTCTTTATTAAACTTTTATCAACTTTACAAAACATAGCTATAATCTCATCATCTTTTGTTTTCCTTTTTGTTTTACATAATTGTAAATATCTTTGATATTCTGCTATTGTTATATCTTTCCATTCTGTTGGAACGGTAATGCTAATTTGTTCTTTACCCATTTGTTATAAATATATTTTTTAAGTTTTTGTTCATAGTATATAGTATTTTCCACTAAAATTGGTTGAAAGCTTATTTAAAGCTACATACCTAATAGCGTCAATAAGGTGGTCAGCTTGGCTTGTGGCTGGTTTATTAACTACTTGACCATTCTTATCAACTAGCCATTTATAATACTTAAATTCGTTTATTGCGTTTGTGCTGTTTTTAGTAATATGTATTTTATATCTTCTTAATACATCAATGCCCATATTAACAGAATCAGCGCCTTTCTTAGCTGGTTTTACATTAAACCCTAATCTATTTATTTCTTCTATACTTTTTGGCTCAGCGCTGTCACCTATTATTTCTATTTGCCTTGTTATATTTAATTCCCTAAGCTTGTTTGCTATATCTTGGTTTGTTAGACCTTTACTATACACTAATTCATTAACATATAAATTATCATTTAGTTTATATAATTCAGCTATTGCTGTAGGGTCATTAGAGTAACCAAAGTCCATGCCCATAGCGATTAGGGTGGCTTCTGTTGGTATTTGGTTACATAGTTCAAACTGCCTAAATATAGTTTCAGTAGGTTGTGCCATATCCCCTAAACCATAAATTTTCCAATAGTTAGAATCTAAATCTCTTAACCTTTCTATTTCTTTTATAGTTTCTTCAGGTAAAAAAGGATTATCTAAATAAGTTGATTTTATGAATGTGCAATCTTCTCTATTTATAACATTGTCATATATCCACGAATAAGGGTCAGAGGGGTTAAAGTCTAAATAAATGTTTTCTGTTGTCCTTAAACTTAGTTGAATCCAGTCCTCTAGGCTAAATTCATTTGCCTCATTTAACCAGAGTGTGTTTCTCTTTCTTCCTCTTATCTTCTGTGGCATATCAACTGAAATAAATTCAATTTCATTATTGTTCAGCTTGTATGTTAATTCTGATTTGTTATGATGTTCAGGATTATATAAATTGTGTGTTTCTAATATATTAAAAAAATCTCTGTATGCAGTACCTTTCAAAGCTGGTAATGTTTTCCTACAAATAGTATATACTTTACCCTTTGTTTGTAATGCCTTTAGTATTATTAATTGTGCTAAACTATAGGTTTTGCTACTTCTTGTACCACCTTGATTAACTACAATTCTTGTACTTGCATCAAGATTTTTCTTGAGAACTACTGTTCCCTTTAGGTTCAACGATTTCAATTTCAATCTTTTTTATATCTTCTTCGTTTGATGTTAGATTAATATTCTGTCTTTGTATATATCCTCTCTTATGTCCTTTGTGTTGTAGGTAGAATATTATACTTTTTTCTTTTTCGTTTTCTATGTTTTTAAATAGTTTGCTTTCTACAAAGTCTAGCTTTACATTATCAATTTCATCTACCTTTTTTCTAAACTCCTCATCTTCTTTATACCATTTATAATAGCTACTTCTACTTATGCCTGTTCTATTACAAGCTGTACTAACTATTCCTAAACTACTTTCTAATGCTTTTAGTAATGTTTCTTTCTTTAGGTTATGTTCTTTTTTGCCCATTTTATTAAATTTAATTTATATTTTTTTTGCTTTTTGTCCAGTAAATTGTTCCCATCTTTCTAATATTACATCACAATACTTTGTGTCTAATTCCATACCATAACATATTCTATTTGTTTTTTCACAAGCTATTAATGTTGTTCCACTTCCAAGAAACAAATCTAATACTATTTTTGCTTTATGATTTTTTATAGCTTTAATACATAGTTCTAACGGTTTTTGTGTAGGGTGCAATTTATTTTTTTTAGGTCTTTGTAATTCCCACACATTTTTTTCGTTATTTTCTCCAATAAAATTAGATTTTCCTTTTATCATATATAAACAAGATTCAGCTACATTGTGATAGTTTGCACCCATATCTCCAAACCCTTGATTAATTTTATACCATATTATAACTCCACGAAATTCTAAAACATTAAAACTATTAATCACATTTTTAATAAATTTATATGGATACCATATATAAACAGGACCCTCTTTTAAATTAAATAATATAATTTTTTCTAAATAATTATAAATTCTTGCATTAATATCGTTTTTAATTTTATTTTGTGTTTTGCTTTTTATTTTATTATTTTTATATCTGCCTGTCCCACCATTATAATCAACACCATAAGGGGGGTCTGTAAATAACATATCAGCTTTCTGTCCATTCATTAACTTTTCAACATCACTTTCTTTTGTGCTATCTCCACACATTAATCTATGTTCACCTAATTGCCAAACATCACCTAATTTAACTCTAGTTTCTTTTACTTTTGGTATATGGTCATCTTCAATATTACCCTCTACTA